GGGTGGTGAGGATTTTGGATTCGCCTAAAATTTTTAGAGGTCTCATGATATCCCAATTATATTAAGATATTTTTTTATTTCAGATTGAGATAATTGTTTATCTGCTGCATCATAAAAATCTATTTGACCATCAGGAAAAACAGCTAAGGCTACAACTATTAGTAATTTCCATCTTTTAGGAAATTCTTCTTTAATTTTTTCAATTAAATTATTAGATCTTACTTTTACATAATAAAAAGTTATATTATTATTATAATAGTAATCAAGAAAATGATCAGGGGCTTTATATGTAGTACACCAAGCTGAATCTTTAGTTCCATCTTCGCAGTCTCTGAAAGCAAAATGGCTTAAGCCTAGTTTTCTGGAAGCTTCATGAGTATGAGGGACCATAATTAAAAGATTATTATCATCTATTACAGTTTCATAATCTGATTCTAGATCCTTAGATGATTTGCCTGCTCCACTTTGGTTTAAATCATCTACTTCTTTTTTAAGATCATTAAAAGATTTATATTTGCTAATATCAGGAGATTTAATTTTACCTTTTTCAGCAAAGGTATTAAATTCTTCGACTGTATTTCTTAGATCATCTATATCAGTTATAGTTTTATTTATCCACTGTTTAGCCATCCACCCAACATATTTTTTAGTTGGGGAAGGATCAATTTGGATTAAATTGTTTAATTCTTCAGTAGATAATTTATTTTGGCTAATATATATTTTAGCTTGTTTTACATTTTCTATAATAATATTCTTATTTTCAGTAAGAAGTTTGGGCCTAGATAGGTGCATAAAAGACAGTTTAAAATTTATATAGTATAAATATTAAAAAATTTAAACAATATAAATAGTTTTTAAATTTCTATTATATCCATTATCATCATCCATACCATACCCAATATACCAAGGATCAAATACAGAGTCAGTATCTTGTTTTATAATATGATAAACTTTAGGAAAATTTAAATTACCTTCTTTATATAAAGCAACTACTGGAGTTAGACTTTTAGGTTCTTTAACTTGTAAAAATTTTATAACAGCTCCCATAGTATTTCCTGAGTCAAGGATATCATCTACAATATAGACATGTTTTCCTTTAATTTTGGTTTCAAGGTCTTTAGTTACAACTAAATCACCTTGTTTACGCCCAAAATAAGATTTACATCTTATAAAGTCAATTTCAATAGGAACAGTTATTTCTTTAACTAAATCACTAAAGAACATAAATCCCCCATTTAAAACACAAACAAATACTATAGGAGTAGTATCTCCTCTATGTTCATCATTTATTTTCTTAGCTAAGATTTTAATTTCAAAGCTTAGATCTTTTTCACTAATTGCTTCTTGCATTTTAATTATTTAGTTTTCCAACCATTTTTTACTTTTTCTTTAACTCTATCTGCTAATGGTATAGGATTCCCATCCTCATCAATACGAACAAATTTAATATTTGTACTTAATACTATAGATTGTTGCCCTGTATAAACACTATGGGCTCGAGCTTCTAAATTTAAGGTGATGGAAGTAGTTCCTATTTCAGCTACACTACCATAAATCTTTAACATTTGACCCTCTCGAGCTGGTTTTTTAAAGATACATTTGTCTATAGCTATAGTTACCATTCTCGGAGTGTCACAAACCTGGGCGGCGTAGGCAGCGCCAGCGGCATCAATCCAGGCTAATAACTTACCGCCAAATAAATTACCATGAAATCCTAAGTCAGATTTTTTAATTGGGTGAGTAGTAATGAGTTCCATCAAACTCCCCGTTTAGTATCATAAGCAATTATATGTTCTCTACCTGTAAAGTTGTAACCATGTTCAGCACACATTTCAATTACTTTAGGATAGATTTTAATTAACTCCTCTCTATTATCTCCAGCAGGCATAACCCAAGTTTTATTTTTGGGTATATTCATTTCAATTCTAAAGTCTTCAATTTCTTTAAGTGTCTCCTCAGTTCCATCCCATACTGGTTTATAATGGTAATCAGTATGATATTCCATCATTTTCTTGATGGCTTCACGATTGAGTCTAAGACGGTTATGAGTTTCGACAAACTTTTCATCCACCACTTTACCACCGGGTGTAAGAATACCAACACGAGGGACAGAGTTATTAAACTTAGGGCTAAAGGATATGAGACCAATCGGATAATCAGTGGGAATGAAGTGCGAACCTTCCGTTTCAATTGTGATTGTAATATCCCTTTCATTTGCAAAATGGGTTAATTCATTTACTAAAGCTGAGTGCATTGTAGGTGAGCCACCTGTAAGCATCATTTCCTTGACATAAGGATATTTGTCATAAATATCTATAATGTCATTGAATGTAAATGTTCCCTTTTCAGGATGAATTGAAGTATACCAACTATCACACCATCCACCTTCACCAAACCAACAACGATGGGTACATCCAGTTGTACGAATAGCTATAGTAGGCATACCAGCTCTACTACCTTCACTTTGAACACATAAATAAACTTCTACTATAGGAAGTACTTTATTATAATCTTCAATTCTATTACTCGCCATAAATTGCACTATTTTTATTATGTTCCATAAACTCTACTTTAGTAACTCTAACTCTATTATCAGTTTCAGCTTTAACAAAATCATTGATTTTATTAAAGACAAACTCAGCAAATCTTTCAGCACCAACATGGGGTATAACTCTAAGTTGAATCAAACCACGTTGGTCCACTGCTTTCCACCCTTCAAGATAGGGGTCGTCTTCAGCGATTAGAGTAGTATGATCAAACATATAATCCATCCAAGCTTTAGGATTCATTCCATCAATAGTTCCATTAGCTCGTTTCATACCTCCAAAATCCCAAACCCAATTTTTTTCATCAAGTTCACCTTCAAACCATACTTTAAAACTTACTCCATAGCCATGTAGGAATCTACAATGAGTTCCTTCAGCTTTCCATTGACGAAATACACAACTAAATCCGTCAAATACTTTTGTTGATTGAAATTTAGGCATTTTTTAAAACTTTTTTAACATGTTTAACTACATGATCCCAAGTAACAGGACCTGTCTCATCTGCATACTCAACAGGGTCAGGACGACCAAGTTTCATAAATGCTTCAATACGTTCAACAGATGAAGCTGATTTATAATCACTAAACCACTTGTTGTTGAATGTTACTTTAATAAATGGAAGAGTAAATCCTGGTATATAAATTGGTTTATAACTAGTATTAGTCCGCTTGTAAACTTCATCAAATTCAATAAAGAGTTTTTTACAACACTTTTCTCCATCTTTTAAGATATCAAATTTATCCATATGAAGATAAGGTGTATAGAATTTAACTCGTTCTGCTTCCCAATTACCTTCAATAAACGCTTGATGGTCTATATCTCTAAATTCTTGCCTACAATCCGGATAAATAGCATGGTCTCCAGCATGAATACCCATTGCTATATAAACATTAGTTTTATGTTTATTAGCGATACTTAACGCTACAGCTTGAATAATAGAGCTAAAAATCTTATTACGATTAGGAACAACTGTTTCCTTCATATTCTCTTGTTTATAGTGACCCTCAGGTACTTCATTTCCACCTTCTACAAGAGTACTATTAAGCATAGGAGCTAAACCATCAAGTTTAATAACTCCATACTTTACATTTTGTCCATTCTTATTCAAATAGTCTACTAAATCTTGAGCTCGTTCAAGTTCTACTCTATGTTTTTGACCATAGTCAAAAGACAGTGCTGTCACTTCATAGCCATTGGCGAGTAGATGAAGCAACAATGTGGAGCTGTCCATACCTCCACTTAGTGACAATACTGCTTGTTTTTTCATAAATTATTTATTTTTCTAAATGTTTCTACATTATGTTCAATTTTTTGATATACTTGAAAATTAGTTTTGTCTCCAATTACATCATCAATTTTAGTTTTAGGTTTTTCTAACAAACCCCAATCATTATACAATGTACCATCAAAAGCTGCCATAATAGGATTTGAAGTATCTATAGTTTTTATTTGTTCAATTCCTTTATAATATAAAAATTCTTGTGGTACAGAACAACCTAAAAGGTGAATTTCGTCTGATCTATTTATAGCTTTTAGTTCTAACATTTTGCTAATTACTAATAAACGACCTAATGCCTTACCTATATCTCTATTAGGATGAGGACACATTTCAGTATGGTAATAATCAGCTCCATATGAAAAAGCTATTTTTTCATACCCTAATAGTTTATAAGTATGATAACATTTAACAGCATCACTAAATGATTTACCTTGAACTACAGCTACTTTTTTTACTCCATCAGGAAGTTCTACATGTAACCATTCTTTAGCATTACGCATAGATTTAATAGCATCTTCCCATACATCTGGGATGATAAATTCGTTAGGTTTAAGTTCATTCACCCAGTATAATAGGCGATCTGTATTATATGCTTCACCTAATTCATGAAGTGAATTATCCATTATAATATATCGTCCTTTTTGTTTTGCTTCCCTAAAATATTTTTCATAGTCAGGGTACAAATCTAAAAGGTGTGGAAGACAATAGTCATAGTCATTAAACCAGTTACTAGCTTCTAAATAAGCTATAGGAACTTCATGTGATACTTTCATTAACTTTTATTTTTACGAGGACGCCCTCTACGAGGTTTTACAGTTTCAGGTATATTATATTTACGAAATTTATGTTCGCAATAAATATAAAAATCTTTTACACTACCATCAAACTCTATTACATCTTTATCAAAATCTTCTTCAGTCATACGAAATGTCTTAACAAAATCTTTCTTTAATAATGTAAGATTTTCTTTTTCATATTTCTCATGATCTTCACTTAAACGTTTACGGCGTTGAAAATCCATTACACTTTCTTCACAAAAACGTTCATGATCACCAGGGTATTTTAATCTTTTTTGTTCTATTTCCCATTCACAATATTGAATTTGCCAAAAATAAGGGCTAAAATTATAGTCACCATTATTGATTTTATCTAATAAGGGTGAGTCTTTATGAAGTGGTTTATTTTTAGCTGACCATCTTCTCCACCAAAGGAATTGATTTGTTCTTTTGTCATAATATAAAATTTTTATAGTTTATTATAAATATATTTACCCATCACAACTTACACACTCTACAGTTCTAGAACCTAAATCTTTTTAAATGATGTAGAATTAAAACTTTTTAATCTTCAGGGTTAATATTTTTATGTTGGTCTATTTTATTTAGAATAGTTTTTAAAACATCATTAGATATTAAATCTAACATTGAGGCATTCTTTAAAATGCTAATTAGCTGGAATACTATAAATGGTATAATGATAGTTTCACTTAACCATCCAGCTCCTATATAAGCGCTTTCTATACTTAGAATTGTAGTTAATAAAATAATCCAGAAAAATAAAGATTTAAGAACTTTTAAGGCTTTATAAGTTTTGAATCCTTCACGTTTGGTACCAGCCCAAACACCAAAAAATCCATCTACAAATAAAACCCCCACTAATGCCATATATTGTTCGGCATTGTTAAGGGTTACGTTCATAAAATATGAACAAATAAAAGAGAGAGTTGTAGATAGTGACAAGGCAAGAATTGTAAGTAGGTTAGTTTTCATGTAAGACTTTAAATCGGTAATACAATATTTTAACTTACAACCCTTCATTCCAGTCATACGTATTTAAATCTTTATAAGAGTATCAGGTAAAAATTTAATAAATTGTAACCCTGTTATCTTTTTATTAGGATCTCCTTTTTCAGAACTCATCATGGTTTCTTTAAAAAAGTCTATATCTTTTTGGGGTTCAGTTGACAAAAACTTTATAGTAACAAAGTGTTCTTCTTTACCATCATTTCTAGCCTTATTTTTTTCATCAAACTTTTCTGAGGTGATATTGTTAACAATGGTTACTTTTCGAGTAGCCCTAATTTCATCAATTACCTCAGTTATATTAGTCTCTGAATCTGTAACAAGGTAAGCTGTTATCCTATAAATAGGTAAGGCTTCCATAATTAAGTCTTTCAACTTAGGCATACTAATAAATATTGGAGGAGCTCATAAGAGCTCCTCCTTTTATTTAATTTTTAAATTATTTATTTTTAGCTACAACAGACCAGATACCTCCAATCAATGTTAAAGCAGCACCTGATAATTCAGCAAAAGTAGCATCATCAACAATTCCTTTAGTAATCAAAATACCACCAGCAAATGTTAGAGCATGTCTAATAATTCCTAAAATTTGTTCTTTTGTCATAATATAAAATTTTTATAGTTTAACTGTCTGTACGTAAGTAATAGAGTGTTTTAATGCCCAATTTCCAAGCTTCTAAATGAACTTGATTTATCCACTTAGGTGAATCTGTTGGGTCAAATGAAAGATTTAATGATTGAGTTTGGTCAATATATTTTTGTCTAATAGCAGCTTGTCTAACTAATTCAAGTTGGTTTACCTCACTAAAAGTTAGATATACTTCTTTTTCATCTGGTGATAATACTTCATCTGGTAAATTTTGGACTGATCCATTGTCTGCTAAGATTTGATCCCATACTCTGTCTGTGTTTTGTCCTTTACTTTCTAAAAGAGTTTCTAGTTCTTTATTTTTTACAATAAATGTTCCTTTAGCTCCATTAAAAGTATAGATGTTGGCTGGGATTGGTTCAATACCTGCTGAGCAATTTGAAATTCTTGAATTAGATACAGTAGGTGCAATGGCAATCAAATGAGTGTTTCTCATACCTGTTCCTTTACACCAAACAGGTTCACCATATTCTACAGCTAATTGACGTGAAGTAGCTTCAGCTTTTTGTCTAATATCACTAAATATGGTATGTGTCCAAGCTGTAGAGGCAATCGAATTAAACGGTAAATTCTTTTGTTGTAAAAATGTATGCCAACCCATTACTCCTAAACCAAGTGCTCTACCTTTTTTAGCGTGACGATGAGTTCTAATAAGTGAATCTTTACCATTACTCTTATCAATAAACTCTTGCATTACACCATCAAGAAAACGAATAGCAGTTTCAATTACATCTGTATCTTTCCACTCATCATATTTAGCTAAGTTAAGTGAACTTAAGCAACAAATAAAACTATGTTCCTCATCAGTATGGAGTGTAATTTCAGTACAAATATTAGTCATACTAACATCTAAATTGTTCATAGCATAGGCTAACGGATTATTTTTGTTAACACTATCCTTAAACATAATATAAGGTTCACCTGTCTCAACTCGAGTTTTTAATATCTCCAACCATAAAGACATAGTTTCACTATCTCTGTCATTGAGACGCTTCATAAAAGCATCATCAATGACAACACATTGATGTAAGTTAAGACATTGTCTATTTGGATCACCTTTTGGTCTACGAATTTGAAAAAATTCTTTAATATCAGGATGATTGATATCTAAGTTTACTGATGCTGCTCCTCTACGAACTGATCCTTGATTTGTAGCTATGATTGAAGAATCATAAATTTTACACCAAGGAACTACACCTTCACTTTTACCATTACCAGTAATGGCAGTTCCACGAGGTCTAATTCTGCTAACTGAAATTCCAACTCCACCTCCAAGGGCGGTTAGTTTCATCAATTCAGCATTTGTTAAACCAATACCTCTAATAGAGTCAGGTGTATCAATCCCAAAACAAGAAATAGGTAAACCTCTATCTGTTCCAGTATTAGATAATACAGGACTAGCTAAACCAATCCAACCATTCCAAATATACTTAAAAAACTTATTTTCAAGATCAGGTCTGTTAATTCTTGTAGCTACAGCGTGAGCTACTCTTCTATATGCTTTTTTGGGTGTTTCATCTGGAAGTAGGTATCCTTTAGAGATGGTTGCTACTCCTACTTCGTCCATCCATTCAGGGTAATCTTTTCCTTTTACCCAATTTACTGTGTCTATAGTTATATTTCCGTCCATTTTTAAAATATTGATTCGTCCCACTGTAAATGCCCTTTTGAGTAATTAGTTACTCTTGAGGCAAAGAAATCTGTGTGTTGTTTACCCGCTGATAGAGAATCAAACCATTTCATTCTTTTAAGAGCGTTGGTATCAATTCCATCAATAATAGGTCCATAACCTAAATCTCCTAATTTAGTATTAACTCTATTTTTAATAAAGGCAACTAAATCATCTTTAGAACAACCTTCAAGATCTCCTAATTCATAAACTTTATCAATAAAATCAAGTTCTAATTTTAGAGATAATAAAGCTGCTTCATTTATCGCTGCTTTGAGGTCCGGAGTGTTGAGGTGAGGATTTTCTTTGATAAGTGTTCTGAATAGCCAGCATCCTGCTTCGGAGTACATTGACTCGTCTCTAATAGACCATTCAACAATTTGGCCGACCCCTTTAAGTTTATTTCGCATTTTAAAAGATAATAAGATGGCGAAGGAGGAGAATAAATTAACTCCTTCGGTAAACGCCGAGAAGATAGCGAGTGATTTAGCAATATCTTGCAAATCATCTCCACCATCAAAATTATCCCTAGTAGACATAAGATTTTCAATTTTAGCCATTGTAGCTTCATCCTCGAGAAATTCTGAGAAGTTGTCAAGTCCAAGTGTTTCATTTAATAAAGAATATGCTTCAGCATGAATAGTTTCAAATGCTCCAAATGTGGTGGCCATCATGATAACTTCAGGCTTACGGAACCATTTAGTTACAAGACCACTCCAATAATCATTTACAATGGTTTCGGTTTGAGCAAAACCTTTTAATATAGAACCAACTATATTTTTTTCTGTTTCTGTTAAATTCTGTTTCCAGTCATTTATATCACTCATCATTGGCACCTCAGTATGAAGCCAATGTGCTTGTTGTTGTTTCAGCCAATAATCGTGTGCTTCAGGATATTCGAATGGTTTATAGACGACTCTCTCCTGCAAAAGATTTGATTTTGCCATTTTTTTGTTTGTTATAAGCTAAGTTGAAAAAATTGTTGAGCCAAAAGATCTCTGTCTAAAGTATTAAAATCGGTTCCTTCGATTTTTCTCACTGGTGTTTCGTTATCGTCATCAAAGTGTTCATCCAGGACTTCAAAGTGACCTGTTGAAGTATCAGCCTTAACTGAGAAAGTCATTCCGTCCATTCCGTATCTGTTTTTCATTATATGAAATCTACCAGTGCCATTTACTTTATCCTCTTTTTTTCTTGAAAGCGATATAGCTATGTCAGTAATCATGATTTTATCATAACTGCCAGCTGCTTTATCCCCTTCAATAACATTATCTTTTGCGCCTGCGCGATTAACTTGAGAAACTGACCAAATTGGTAATTGAAGCTCTTTAGCTAATCCTTTAGTGCTTATATAAATATCGTCTATTTCCCCTTTACGATCTTGAACTCGTTTTCTTGAAGAAAGAAGATCAACATAATCAATTAGAATCAAATCAGGTTTAAAATCTAAATCAATACATTTCTGTATATGTGATTTAAGCATTGGAATAGTTGCTTTACCTGTAGCAAATTCTTTAATAATTAGCTGGCCTGGTAGTTTATCAACTAAGGATTGAACTTTATCTTTATGTTTAGAAATAGAATCAACACCTATATTAGTAAAATAAGCGTCATATCTTCTACCAACATAATCCTCACTTAACTCTAAAGTATAGTGAAGAACATTAAATCCTAATTTAACAGCGTATCCTCCTAACGCTACTAATGTCCATGATTTACCACCTCCAGGATTACCAAATATCAATCCAAAGTCTCCATTACCCAAACCACCCTGCATTATATTATTAAACTTTTCCCAAGGTGTTGGAATCACAATTCTAGATTCTTCTCTATATCGAGATTCAGTATCTTTATTATACTCGTGACCTAAGTTTTTATCTCCACCAGCCTTCAAAGCATTGTCAACTAATAATCTAATAGAGTCATAGTCTCCAGCATTCAATAAATCTACTGAGCTAAGGAGTGCTTTTTTTAGTTGTTGGTTTTTACAAAAATTAGCAAATTCTTCTTCAACATATTTTAAATCATCCTCAGATGATTGATAAGCTTCTCTAAGTTGTTCTTTAATAGATACTTGGAGTACTTCATTAGTTACTTTTTTAGTCTCAACCTTCAACACCTCCATTGTAGGAGTGGTATGATACTTATCATAATATTGGAGAATCTGTTGAATAACCCACTTGTGAGCTTGATTATCGAAGTATTCGTCACTCAAAACATCATGGATATTTTGGAGGAATTCTTTATGAGTAAGTAATGAAGATAGTACTTTGATTTGAAAACCAGTACCGTATGATTGTAAAGTATTAAGCGTCATAAATCTTTAAATTAGAAAAAGTGTCTTTAACCCAAAATTCAGTGTTTTTAATTATATGGTTTAACCCATCTTCATTATATAAAGTTAAGAAATCTAACACACGTAAACTAGCTACTTTTTCTTTAATTTTGTTATCTATAAATTCTTTTTCATTATCATCTAAAAGTGGATTACCTAAATCCATAATTTTATAATGATTTTCAACACTTGTCCAGTCATGAAGAATCCGAGCGTATACTACACCTTCTTTTAACCGTTTCACACTTAGATCATATATGTCTTGAAGTTCTAATCTATCTCCAGCTAATTCAGGAAATTTTTTCAATACACCTTTATTTCCAACACCTTTTACACCTGAAATTTTGTCTGAAGTATCTCCTACTAAGGTTTTATAGAAAATAAAGTTATGAGGAGGAACACCAAATTTTTCAATCACAGTTTTAACATCATAAAAATCTCTTTCTATAGGTCTATAAACTGTAATATTATTATTAACTAATTGGAGAAAGTCTTTATCACTTGATACTATTACAACTCTAGAATTATATTCTTTATCTAAAGTTGTAGATAAGTGGGAAATAACATCGTCCGCTTCTGACTTATTGATTGATATGACTTTAACTGGGAGGCATTTTAGATACTGAATTAGACGTACTATTTGGTCTATTTTAGAGTCATGTTCATCATCAAGGTTTTCAAATATGTCCCAATTAGTGATCCTAACATTTCTACCTGATTTATATTCGGGAAGTAAGTTCTTCCTGTTAGTGGAAGAACCTACTCCGTCGAATATAATGTAAACAGATGTTGGTTGAATCTGTTTGATAAGAGAACCTAAAGACCTTAAAAAACCAGCTACACCCCCAATATGAGTACCTTCTTCGTTTACAAAATTTAGTACAGCAAAATTCCTTAAAAATAAATTTAAACCATCTATAACCAAGACCCTATCGTGTCTGTTTGATTGGGGTGAATCACTCCCCTGCTCAATCTTATTGAGCATTTCAAGGTACTCTTTTTTGCCCATTTTTATTCTGGTTCTTCAGTGTATGAAGTTATGTCTTGAATGTCTTCTGAATCTTCTTCAATAACATTAAAATCCATACCTCCAAGTAATTGACTCCACTCCTTTGAGTGAGCGTCTTTATAAACTTTAAGTTCTTTTTCAGTATCATTGATAAAACCATGAGGTGTCATAATAATTCTACCTTTAGTAGTTATACCATTGATATGATTCTTATCAATTTGTAGATTAGTACGCTTAGCGAACTCTACCTGTTTACCATCTTTAATAGCTTTAATTTTAGATGTACCTGCATTAGAAACATTACCAAATGTAACTACAAAAGTAGCATCAAACCACATAGCCCAACCTCCCTTATTCATCAATTTTGGTTGACTCATGGGTGTTTCAGCTTTAGCTGTCCATACTTTGTTAATGCAAACTAATGTATTAGTGTATGGTGATGATTCTTTTCTTGAGAGTAGAATCTTTTGGTTAACATTATTTCCAAATTGAGTACTCATAGCTCCAGCGTTCCATTCATTATTATTTTTATTAGAACGAACTGAGAGTTCACAAGGAACAGATCCAATAGAATCCCAAAGGAATAATAAATCATAAGGTAAATTACCTTTCTTTTGTTCATCTACTAAATCTAAAATAAACGCTGCTACATCTTCAATTGTATTTAATGACCCTCTATCAGCATAAATAAAGAAACCTTCATAGTCATTTATTTCACCTGTTTCTTTATCTACCTTAAGGTCAACTTCAAGACCCATTTGCATAGCATGGTCCCAATTCCATTTCATCTCTGTAATAATGAATACTGGGAGTATGTTTCTCTTTTGGGCAGAGACAGCCGCCTCAATCAAGGCGGTTGTCTTGCCTGTATCAGAGTGACCCCTAAGTAAGGTTATATGACCCATAGGGATACCAGGAATTGAAGTTACATCTTGGAATGCTTGAGAAAGAGGAATCCAAGCTTGGTCTTTAAATTTGACATTTGATTTAAGAAGTTTTTTTTCCTTAAATTTATTTAAGTCAAATCCTGATTGTAATTCTGAAGAGACCGCTTCAGTTAGTGATTTTTTTCTTGCCATTAGCTGAAGAGTTCGTCAAATTTATCGAGTTTGTTTTGTTTTAGGGGAGCCTTCAAATTATAATTTGTTTGGGGCGCCCCTTTATCAAAAGGGAGATCATCATCATCTACTGTAGTCTCATCATCAATGATGTCTCCCTCTTTAGCTTCATCTTCAGGATTCAAAAATTCTTGAAGGAAACCTTTAATTTCATCAAAAGTATGCTTTTTAAACAAATCAATTGGATTCTTTTGTTCATCCAACCACTTCTCAATTTCTGCTTTATTTTCAGAAAGTGGAGTCTGTTTAGTACGAACTCTAACTGATGATTTATTATAAGCAGTACCGGTTGATTCAGGGCCGATTGTATCTACAGTAATGTCACGACCAGACATAATATCAGTGTAATCACCAATATCATCATCATCTGCCATACTCAACATTTCAAGATACAAAGCCTTACCAAATTGCCACAATTTTACACCTTCATGTTCTTCACCTCGAACAATAACAGGTACAAATACTCTCATTTTAGGATCCAATTTTTTAGCCAACCGCCAATTTTCTTTGTCACTTGTTTGACGAAGTTGTTTAGCAAATTCTACAATTGGATCTTTCTCTCCATAATTGATAGGAGACAAAATTGTACGAGCTCCAATTCCATAGTGAAAATATACCTCACTAAAGGGATTAGATTTATTAAACTTACTTGGAACAATTCGAACTACTTGTTTACCAACACTTGGCTTCCAAAATAAATTCTTGTCAGTTCCACTTCCCTTAGTTTGTTGTTGTTGAAGGGA